GTGTCGATCGTGAAGCGTGGGAGCACGTTCCAGCTGCGCCGGCGGGTGCCACAAAGGTATCGCGGGGTCGAGCCGAGAGGCGTGGTCTGGATCAGCCTTCACACCGATTCCGAGACTGTGGCCCGGAGCAAAGCAGACCGCGCCTGGGGCAATCTCATCGAGGCCTGGGAGGCGCGGCTGGCAGGCGACTCCGAGGACGCCGAAGCCCGCCACGCCGCCGCCCATGAACTCGCCCGCATCCGGGGCTTTCGCTACCTTGATGTCGGCCTCGTCGCCCGCCTTCCCGTAGATGAGCTTGTGGCGCGCGTGGAGGCCATCGGCGCGCGCCGGGCGGCGCCTGACACCGTAGAGGCGTCTGCGCTGCTCGGGACGGTCCCAGCGCCGTCCCTGACGCTGGATAAGGCCCTGGAGCTCTACTGGGGCCTTGCCCGGGAGAAGACGCTCGGCAAGAGCGAGGACCAGCTGAGGCGCTGGAAGAACCCGCGCGTCAAAGCCGTGCGCAACTTCGTGGAGATTGTCGGCAACAAGCCGGTCGAAGCGATCACGCGCGATGACATGCTGGACTTCCGCCAGCACTGGCTGGAGCGGATCGAGGCAGGCGAAGTGACGCCCAATTCGGCCAACAAGGACCTGATCCATCTCGGTGATGTTCTCAAGACCGTGAACACGATGAAGCGGCTCGGGCTCACCCTGCCGCTCGGCGAGCTGTCGTTCCGGGAAGGCGAGACGCGCACCCGCCCGCCGTTCAGCCCGGAGTGGATCCGGAACAAGTTGCTCGCGCCTGGCGCGCTCTCGGGCCTCAACGATGAGGCGCGCGGGCTCCTGCTCGGCATGGTCAACACCGGTTACCGCCCGTCCGAAGGCGCAGGCCTCACCGCGAAGACGATCCGGCTCGATGCTGCAGTGCCTCACATCGCCATCGAGCCTGAGGGGCGCCAGCTGAAGAGCGCCTATGCCCGGCGCGTGATCCCGCTGACAGGTGTCTCTCTGGAAGCGTTCAAGGCGTTCCCGGACGGGTTTGCGCGGTACCGGGAGAGTAGCGCGGGGCTTAGCGCGACGGTCAACAAATACCTCAAGTCCAATGGTCTGCTGGAGACACCGGCGCACTCATTCTACTCGCTGCGTCATGCATTCGAGGACCGGATGTTGGCCGCTGGGATCGATGACCGGATCCGGCGCGACCTGTTTGGCCACCGGCTCGACCGCGAACGCTATGGCAAGGGCGCCTCGCTCGATCATGTCGCGCGGCTCGTGAGGGAGATTGCGCTTTGAGACAGCTGGCACCGTCATACGTGCGGCGCGCGATCCTCGCGCGGCATTGAGCGCGTCGGCTTAGGCAGCAAGCGCCGCGCGGCTTGAGGCCGACCTCCCGCAAGATAGCGGGCAAGGCGTTCCTCCCGGCTGGCGAGGGCGGCGTGCTCGGCTTCGAGCCGTTCGAGGATCGGCCAGTAGGCATCGCCCGAAATATCGATCAACCGGGCGACGATCCGGATGGCGTTCTCGATACGCTGGGCACTGACGGGTTGCATGGGCGCCAAGATCGCGCCGCAGGCCGCCGACTGACTATCGGACCGCAGGCCATTTGTGACAGGCACTTGCAACGCCTTGCAAAACTTGCTGGCGGATGACGCCTGCACGGGCCCTCGTCAAGGGCGCGCGGGACGCGCGCCGCGAAGCGGCTCTGCCCTTGACGAGGATCCGCGCAGGCATCGAGGCTGGTCATGGCCGAATGGCAGGGCCTGCCATTCGGCCTGGAAGCAAATCTACGGTCAGATTGCGGTGGGCTCCCGAGCAATTGCGTGAAGGCGGCTTACCGAGGCTTTGCATCCTCCGGGTCCGAATGTTCCCAGCGCAGCGACTCCCGGACGAGCGACCTGCGCCGGTGGAGCTTCTTTGCGATCTGGTTGATGAAGTGATCAAACCGGCGCTGACCAAGCGCATGCGCGATGTCGCGCTCGCTTTCCGGGATCGGGTCTGTGCGGGTGAGCCAGTAGAGGACAAAGTGCCCGGTCGTCTCGACGCCGAGATCAACTGCCCAGAAGAGCTGCCCCAGCCGCTTCTCGAAACTGTCCATGCGCTCCATCAGCCGGTCCTCAAGCGAGCGATTGCGGTCTGGATCAAGATAGCAGCGCAGCGCCTCTTCCAGGATGTCGGTCTTGGTCGTCTTCTGCGCGTGTGCGGCGGCCTCGAGCCGGGCAAGCAGCGCAGCATCGAGGCGGAGGTTGACGCGAGGTTTCATCGGGCGGCGCGGGAGTGTGTTGGAAAGGCCGTCATCGGATGGTCTTTGGAAGGGATTTTTTGGGGTGTCATGAGGCGGGCTCCGGCAGCGGCTTCCAATGTGCCGCCGCGGGCGATGCCTGCCTAGTTGGAGCGTCGGCGATGCGGTGCAACTCTTTGCAAGTGGCCGCATAATGATGCAATTGATGGTGTACGGACGTTCGCGCGGCTGCAGCAGGTCTCGTAAAATCTGTGCACCCCAACGGCGTGCAACCGGCACCGAAAAATCGTTGTGCAGACAGGGCGCTACCCAAGGGGTGGCGCCAACCCTTTTATCTTGCCCTACCGGGTTCGCTGTCTGGCGCTAGTTTAGCTGTTGATTCCGGTTGTAATTCCGCGCCAAAAAAAATTCCGTAAGCTGGCTTGTGGAAACCGCCTCGTTTGGCCTTCCCTTCAATTGTGATTTGCCCGGTAATCGGCTACTGAAGGGCGCCTCGATAATGAGCCGCTCGATTGTTATCTCAGCATACTTTCCGCAAAAAAAGCACTCCCGGGATGGCCAATACTCGACAAGTTTCGTATCCGCCTGTCCGACGCTTCAGCTAGGACCGGGGCGATAACCCTGAACAAGTCGTACTCGGATTAAGTTTATCCGGACAGGGAGTTTAACCTGGTGGCGCAGAGGCCGTTCAATTGCATCTTGTTCGTTGGTAACCCCTGCAATTTCGCGTTGGTTGAGGCTCTTGCAGCCGTAGGTGCGCTTGGATCGCAACACCGCCTCAGGTCATCAGGAAAGAGACGAAACAGACCAGATGCCGAAGCTGCGTCCGCCCATTCGGCGAAGGCCATTCAAGTGAAAAGCAAACACCGCAAGTTTTGTGTCCGTACCCGTGTCCGATTGGCGGGCGGTGGCTTCGTCTCGAAGCCCAGGAGCCGGATACTGTCTTTGGGTGAAAACATGCAAGATAAGGTGTTGTAGTGCAGGCATGGATGCGTCTGCGAATGCGGCAAGCGAGACCTACCTGGACGTGCTGCCCATGCATACCATGCTCGCTGCGTCACGCGTATACAGCATCCAATTTTATGGGTTGCTGTGCGCTCAACTATCCGATCGTACCGGACGTTGTCCCATTGTTGGTGACCGGAACGTTGTGTCCGTTCTTGCGGATACAGTACCCCGCAGCGCCACCTATACCCCCTGGAGCCGGCGGGCTGAACCATCCTTGGCCATTGGAACCCGCCGTACCGTAGGTGCCTGCGTTGCCGCCGTTGCCGCCCCCATTGCTTCCCGCGCCTCCCGCGCCACCCGATGAAATGGTTCCGCCTCCGCCGTTGCCAGCGCTGCCGTCGCCCATTCCCCCCGGGCCGTTGGGTGCGCCTCCGCCGCCTCCGCCGCCGGGCCGGAACTCAGGTTCGGGGTCTCCTTCATAAACACTTGAGGCACCGCCGCCGCCGCCGCCGCCGCCCCGCACCTGCGCCCCGCTTTGGATCGTAATGGTGATCGGGTGCCTGCAATAAACAGCGTCTCCGCCTGCGCCGCCATCACCGGGTACACCGCCTGCGCCGCCCGCTCCGCCGCCACCGCGAACGATGCCGCCGGTTTTGATGATGAGTGACAGCGTGATCGTGTAGGGCGAGCCGGGCCACGTGCCGGTATCGATGGCGATGCCACCAGCCGCTCCGGTGATCGTTACGCCGTTGCCAACCTCAAACACGATGTTTGCGTTCTGCGCGCCATTGTATCCGGCATTGTTGGCCAGTGTTCTCAGGTTGACGGGACCGGAACCCGTAACCTGTATGGTCTGGTTGAAACTGTTCGGGTTGACCGTGACAGTCGCCTGAGCGGTTCGCTGGCTGCCGAGCGCGCCAGTCACGGTCAGCGTATAAGTTGTGGTCACACCAGGTGTCACAACAACGGACCCGCCCGCCACCGGCGAGACGCTGCCGACGCCATTGCTGATGGATGCGCTGGACGCATTGGCACTTGTCCAGGTCAGCGTTGCGGATTGGCCAACCAGAATGGATGTGGGGCTTGCCGAGAGGGAGCAGGTCGGCAAAGGATAGACTGTGACCGTCGCTGGAGCCGTCGCTGGCCCGAACGGGCCTGTAGCTGTCAGGGTATAGGTCGTGGTTGAAGCGGGCGACACGGCAACAGAGCCGCCGGCAGTCGGCGTTACTGTCCCAACACCCTGATTGATAGAGGCGCCGGTTGCGAAACTGGTCGACCAGTTGAGGTTTGCAGATTGGCCCGCGAGGATGGCCGCCGGGGTGGCCCCAAGCGTCGCTTGTACGGAGTTCGGCGGTGTCTGAGTAAGCGTGGTCCGATTTCCTGCCGCGTCATAGACATAAGTGATCGACGCGCCATTGCTGTAAGTGACGGTCTTGACCCTGCCCAGCGCGTCATACGTGTAGCTCACAGTGTCCGCGAGAGCGGTGCTCCGTGAACTGAGGATCGCGGCGCCGCAAGTGCTGGCCAGGAATTGGACGATAAACCGGCGCCTTGCAATCATTCCCAATACCTTTCCAGGTGAATTAATTGCAGAGCGCTCGCCCGACGGTTGACTCTATCAAAAATAGATAATTAGTGATCGTGTCAAGGTTGAACTAAAAGAGTGGTCAATGGTGTCGTTTCGGACCTGGTCTTCCGGAGTTCTTCTCAGCCTGTTGCTCCCTGTCGCAGCTGCAACAGCTCAGACATTGCCCTCGATGCGTTTTGAACGCGGAGAGCTCGTCTCGCCCGCAGCGGCTGAGACTTACTACGGAAGTTCGACGACCCGGACGTCGTCTTTTTCAGGCGTTTCAGGTTTTGAAGGGCGCCCGCCGGAGATTGTCGAGCAGGCCCGTGCGCTCAGCAATGATATCGACCTGATCTACGAATACGCGCGCAATCAGATAGATGTCGAATTTGCCTATGGCCTGAGAAAAGGCGCGCTGGGCGCGATGATTGATCAGTCTGGCACGCCGTTCGACATCAATGTGCTGTTCGTGGAGCTGGCGCGGCAGGCGGGGTATACGGCGCGTTATCGCATCGGCTCGGCCACGCTCACGGCGCAGCAGTTCCAGGACTGGACCGGGCTCACACATGCCGCCTCTGCCTGCCGGATGCTGGCCTATGGGGCCATCCCTGCGGCCGTGAACGGTGTCTCTCCGGCCGACTGCAACATTGCCGGATCGGTGACCAGCGTTGTCATCCGGCATGTCTGGTCGGAAGTCCAAATCTCCGGGACCTGGTATGTATTTGACCCCAGCTTCAAGCCGCAGTCCTTCGCAGCCCGGCGCAACCTCGAGACGGATTCCGGATTTACCTCGGGCGCCCCGGCAACGCAGGCGGGAACCGGGATTTCCAGCGGCACGTCGAGCGGGCTTGCCTATATTTCCAATGTCAATACCGGCAATCTCGACAGCTATCTTGCGGCGCGTTCCACGGCGCTGCTCGGCACACTGACGGCCAACGCTTATGCAGCAGATATGCGCGATGTAGTCGGCGGCCCGGAAGTGATTCCAGTCTACGCGCCCGCCGGCGGCTTCCGGTCGACCACAACGCCTTACACCTCCGCCGTGAGCCATACGATCACAGGCGACATTCCGGACCAGTACCGGACCGGTATGTTCATAGAGGCCTCGGCGCCGCTGGGTTCAACGGGAGGCTGGGTGTCGTTTAGCCGTCAGCTGTGGATCGATGAGGTCTATGGCAGGCGGCTTGAGTTCGATTCGAATTTCGATGCCGGCCACATTCTGACACCGCCGGACTATTTCGATCTGTCCTTCCGGTTGGAACTAGACGACGTCCCTCTGAATACGCTTACACGTGAATGTCCGGGTTCTGGCGGCCCGCTGAACTGTGGCTCGCCGAGCTTCAACTACCAGACGACTCTCACGATCAATCATCCGTATGCGGCCAGTTCCGGCGCCTATGCCGACCAGGTGATTACTGGACAAGGCGGCGGAGCTATTCCGGTAGCCATCGCGCACGGTTGGGGACAGGTCTCGCCGCGGCTTGCGGCCAAGTGGGGTACTGAGCGGGCCGAAGACAAGTCACTCCCGAACCGGGTGGCCGGATTTTACCAGTGCGATCCGCCGGAAACCCTTTGTAACCCGCCTTATCCTTCGCCTGCCGGCGATGTGAGCCGGCAGCGGACGTCAGCTAACTGGCTGGCGCAAATGTCGGCCATGCTGGCGTTGCAAGGGCAAGTGGGTTCCACCGAGGTCCAGCACCATCACAGCGTAGGTCTCGTGCAGTGGAATTATTCCATGCAGACTTTCGCCATCGGACCAACCGGCCCGTACGATTTCGGGATCGCTGACCAGCAACTGGTCATTGATATCCGGAGCGCCATTAGCACTTCCCACAAATCAGGTGACACGGCGCGTGAGCGCGCGGTTTCGCGCGCGATTGCCTTGTCGGCGGCTACTCTAGAGGGCTCTATCGTGGAGCAGTTGCAGGACATGCCGGATGCAGCTTCCACCGCAGCTCGGCTCGGTTGGGCCAACAGTCCGGATGAAGACAACTGCAATGCCGGACCGCGCCGCTTCTTCGACTTCACGGGCGCATCGAATGCAACCGTTTCTGGCTTGATGGTCTTCGAAGGGCTGACAAACGGTTGCACGGCCTCACTGCCCATTCAGCCATCAAGTCGAACAGGTGTTAAATCAGCCGCTGCTGGCGCGATATCCCAGTATGCCAATGCGGGATTTCAAGTAGCCAGTTCTTCGGAATCTTTCCTTGGGCCCGGTACGCGGCTCGGATTGGCAAGTGCGGACACGCTCTGCAACAACAGTGGATGCGACATCACACCCTTCTTCGATCCTAACATGCAGAGGGGCGCAGCGATTGTTGCGAACAAGTTTGACGCAAATGGCAACGTGCTGGAGGTCGCCCACGTAGTTGTCGTGGGCGGCGTCATCGCAAAGGGCGGCGGGGGTGGTCCGCCCGAGCTCACATCCACGACCTTTGACCCACGTCGGGCGGCCGACGTGCTTAAGGACCGATTTGTAGACCGCACTGCCGCGCTCGGAGTGAATCTCGCGAATGGATCGGTGGGCTATACGACTCCTGTGTTGTTGTCTGCGGGGTCCGGGGACGGCGCGCCCTACAAGCTCGACTATTCGCTGACGTACCAATCGTCACCACCCTGTTCGGGTATTTTTGGTCCGTGTACGGGACCGAAACAGGGCGGGTGGACGCACAATTGGGACATTGGATTCTCTCTGGGCGGATCGGGCTCTGAAGCGATGGGGGCAACCAGCCCGCTGGTCGCGACTGATACGATCCTCGCGTTCATGGCGATGCAGGACACGTTCATGCAAACGGGCATCGCGAACATGCGGCGCGATATCTACGCAGCGATGATCGCCGACTGGTGGCGCGGGCGCATGGTCGGCAATGTCGCGACCGTCACGCGCGGATTCCAAGGCCAGCAATATGTCCGCCGCGCGGACAATACCTGGCAGGCGCCGATCGGCTCGCCGGGCGTGCTGACCCAGATCGGTGTGCGCGGGAAGGTCCGCGATCTGTGCAGTCCTGCACCCGCAAAAATACCCGCATATCCCACCTCGGCCCGGCGATGGAATTTCAGCAATGTCACGTTCAGCCTGCGCAACGCAAGCGGCGATGTAATGGACTTCGAGCCGTGGAGTTCCGGCTACACCATTGATCCGTGCGCCAAGATATACGGGTTCAACCTCGCCTCTTGGACATGGCCACAGGGACCATCGCTGACCTACTCTAGCATCCCGTTGAGCGAGACGACGATTGTGACGTCCAGCCTCGGCCGGACACTGACCATTGCTGGCACCGACGGCACAATCAGCGGACGCACCGCATCCATCACTCCGCAGCAGACAGAGATCACGGACAGCGCTGGCGCAATCTGGAAGTATGCCTACACTGCACCCGTCGCGCGTTCGGCAACACAGCGCCCGCGCCCGTTCCAGCAGATCTACCGGATCTTCGAACCCGTGAATGCCAGCCAGCCCGCGCTGGAATACACCTATGATGCGCTGGGGCGTGTGAAAGAGGCCAAGGATGCGGTGGCGCTTCAGGCGACACGTAATCCCTACCAGTTCTTCATCGGTGACCAGGCGCGCAGCCGGCGGCTGGATCCGGCGGGTGGCAACTACGTCGTCTACTACGACAACTATGGAAACCCGGTTCGCTACATCGATGAGATCGGACGCGAATTCACAGCCGAGTATGACGGCCGCAAACGGGTGACCAAACGCATCTACCCCGAGGGCGACAATGATGTGTTTGCCTATGATACATTCGACAATGTCACGGGCCTGACGCGCAATCCCAAACCGGGCTCAGGCCTCTCGCCCATATCGATCACCGCAACCTACAATACAACCTGGAACAAGATCGCGAGCCTGACTGACGGCCGGGGCAACACAACCACGTTCACCTATCATCCGTCCGGAAACGGAGCAGGTCAGCTGGCAACAGCGGTCCGGCCGGCCGTAGGCGGCTCGAGCCCGACTTATTCGTTCGGGTACAATGCGATCGGACTTGCGACATCGGAGGTCGATCCGACCGGACGCACAACTTCGCACGGCTATAACGGGTTCGGGGACCGGACCTCAACCACGGTGGCGACGGCGGCCATTGGCGGGCCCGCGCTCAATCTCACCTCGACGTTCACGCCGGACAGCTGGGGCGATATCGTGACGGCGGTGGATCCACGCAGCAATGCCACGACCACAACTTACGATGCCGCGCGCCGGCCAACAGTCGTCAAGAACCATAATGGCGGCAGTGGTGCTGCGCTTCTGGCAGCCAGTCAGACGACTTATGACCTGCTCGGACGAGTAACGAAGACCGAAGGGGGTACAGCCTTCTCCGGCACAAACGTCACGGCTTGGCAAACGCTGGAGCAGCGGACGTACACGCCGACGAGCCAAGTCGCGACCGTCATCAACGGCGCGGGCAATACGACAACGACCACATACGACGCGCTGGACCGGGCGCTGGAAGTGACCGATCCTGTCGGGCGCAAGACGCGGAACGAGTACGATGCCGCCAGCCAGCTGACACGGATCATCGGGGCGTACGGCGATCCATTGCAGCAGGATTATGCGCGCTATACCTACACCTTGAACGGCCAGCAGGCGTCGGTGCGAGATGCGAACAATAACCGGTCCGTCTACGTCTATGACGGCTTTGACCGGATGTGCCGGATGTACTTCCCGGTGGCCGCTCTCGGCGCCAATGCGGCCAATACCGGCGGCATTGCCGAAAATGCGCTGACCTGTTCGAGCGGCGGGACATCGCCGGATTATGAAGGCTACGGCTATGACGCAAACGGCAACCGGACGAGCCTGAGGCTGCGCTCAGGCGAGACGCTGGCGTTCACGTTCGATGTGCTCAACCGCCAGACCATCAAGGATATCCCCGGCGGGACGGCGGCAGATGTGTACACGGCCTATGACCTGGCCGGACGCGCCCTGTCGTCGCGTTTTGTCTCCACCAGCGGGCAGGGGTTGATCTATACCTATGATGCCGCCGGACGGATGCTGACGGAACAGTCGACGATCGGCACCAGCCGGACGCTCAGCTATCTCTATGACGCCGCCTCAAACCGGGAGCGGATCACCTGGCCGGATGCGAACTATGTCACCTACACCTACGACGCGCTCAACCGCGTAGACCTCGTGCGCGAGAGTGGTTCGACGACGCTGGCAGACTACGCCTATGACAATCTGGGCCGGCGGGCGACGCTGACGCGCGGCAATGGCTCGGTCTCGACGTTCAGCTATGACCTTGCCTCGCGCCTCACCGGTCTCGGGCTCAACCTGGGTGGAACGGTCAACGACCAGACCTGGGGCTACAGCTACACCACTGCCAGCCAAGTCTCGCAGCGCACGGCGACGAATGATCTCTACACTTGGGCTGCGGGCGCCGCGAGCAAGAGCTATATCCGCAACGGGCTCAATCAGTATACGGCGGTTTCGGGCACAGGGTTCAGTTATGACCTGCGGGGCAATCTGACCTCGGACGGCTCGCGCACGTTCGGATATGACTATGAAAACCGGCTGATTTCGCTGACTGGACCGGCGTCTATGACGGTTGCCTATGATCCGGGTGGGCGGCTGCGGCAGGCGGCTGTGTCAGGTGGCAATACGGTTCAGTTCCTCTATGGCGGGAATGCTCTGCTGGCGGAGTATGACGGTGCGGGCACGCTCGTCCGGCGCTATGTTCACGGCCCGGGAATTGATGAGCCTCTGCTGTGGTATGAAGGCGCGGGACTGGCCGATCGCCGCTATCTGATCGCGGACCGCCAGGGAAGCATTGTCGCGGTCGAAGGCACATCGACGACGCGATATACTTATGGACCGTATGGAGAGCCGGATACCTGGACCGACGGCAGGTTCATGTACACCGGTCAGATCCGGCTGCTGGCAGGATCAATCTATCATTACAAGGCACGGGCCTATGACCCGGTGCTGGGGAGGTTCCTGCAGACCGACCCGGTGGGATATGCCGATCAGATGAATCTGTATGCGTATGTCGGGAATGATCCGCTGAATGCGGCGGATCCGAGCGGCAACTGCGAAAAGTGTTGGCCATCAAACTCACAGCTGGAACAAGGTCGCCAGTCGCTAGCCAAGTATTCGACAACGTACTCTTCAGCTAGGTCTGTCGATACGTCAGCACGACAGCTTGAAGCAGTTGCTGTTGGGACCGTTACGGCACCGGCAGCAGCGGCAGCTGCAATTGCTTGCAGCGGGGTATGCGGGGCCGCTGCGATAGGTGGCGCCGTTGGTGCGAACATTGAGGTTGGTAGACAGATATCAAGCGGTGATACCAGTGTAGGTCGAATTGCAGTCGCCGGCGCAGTTGGCGCGGCTACTGCAGCCGGCGGTGCGGCCGGTGCGGTTTCCGGATTGGGTGTCGGAACGGGCGCAGTGACAGGAGGTGCTGTTGCAGGCGGAGCCGCCGGAGCGGTTGCAAATGGTGCCGGACAGATGGCCAACAACATGATGACTGGTCAGCCATTGAGGCAAGGCGTACCAGGCGCAATGGTGATCGGCGCTGTCGGCGGCGCGACAGGAGGAGGAGCAGGTGGGGGCGTTAGTGCAGCCCTTACGCGCGGCAGTACATTTGGCCCCTCTGGGGCTTTAAGCCCGGCAGGTGTCGGCGTTGCCAACGCAGCTAGTGAGGCAGCTGGCTTCACTACCAGTTCAGCAGCTGATGCCGCTGGAAGAAATGCTTTGAGGAGAGATCAGCGCTGATGAAGATCAAGATGAGAGATTTTTTCGTATTAGCTCTCCCAGTCGTAATCAGTTTCTTGGTCATGATGACGGTTTTGCTACTAGATAAGGTTAGCTTCGGCTGCGAAAAATCTTGGGTCTGCACAAGGAGCGGCGCAGTGATTTCGGCTGATTCGTGGACCGTAATGATTGGAATATCTACAGTAATTGCAATCGTAGTAGGAGTTCCGATTGCCGCAACAATACGCGCGAAACTCGATGAAATGAACTCCAAAGATGACTAGCCGCGGGCCGGATGTTGATGGAGCAGTCGACGATCGGTATGAGTCGGGAGCTCGCCAATCACTTCTGCGTCCGCAGCCGACATGACCTGCCCGAGTATTTTCCAACCATTTCTTGCGTGGGCGGCACCCTTTATTGCATCGGGCCTAAGAGGCCCGACGAGCCTTACCATCCTCTGATTTGCTGCACAAACTGCTGCACAGAAAGCTACGCCAAAGTTTTTAAAAGCACATAAAATCAGTAACATACGAGTGTGCCTGTCCTTGGGTGACGCCCTTCCTCTCCGCCATTTCTACCCTGTCGAACGTTCTCCGCACGCGGACGCGGGGCCAAAATGCCAAGGAACCGCGCGGTTCGGGCGCAGACCTGTGGACTGTGACGTCGGCACACTCGGCTCCGAGCGTTCTCTCTCCGACCTTTTTCTCTCAACCTCTGGACTGAACCGACGCCAGTACGGAATTCTATGTCATTGAAATAGAATGTGAAAATGCCTACGTCCCGTCGCGGCGATTGATATCCTCGTCGGCAAGCGATCGGCGCCGAAATCGGACATCAAAGGCCGAGCCGTTCGGCGACATCCTCAAACCCCGGATCCTCGGCATAAATGCGCTCGAACTCGCGTCGGGCCTGTGCTTGGCGGCGCTGGCCATCGTAGAGCAACGCACGCTCATATCGGACCTGCCGCAGCAGCTCGTCCGGGCGGTCCTTGCGCCGCCGGAGCGCCAACTTGAGAACGTCGATCGCCGCATCGGGCAAGCCCAAGCTGACCAGCGCGCGGGCCCGATAGAGCAGCAACGCCGTATGGACCGGAGTCTCGTTTTCGACAGACGCGCTCAGCTCTGCGATGCGTCGCAAGTGCTCGGGGTTCGGATGATCGAGCGCAAGTTCAGCGAAGGAGAGCAGGACGACGGGATCCGACTTGTCCAGATCGAGCAGCTGATCCAGACGGATCAATGCGTCGCCCGAACGTCCCTGCAACTGGTAGACCTCGACCAGGGCCAGAAGTGTCCCCCGTTCGCGAGGCCGCACATGCGCCGATATTTCGGGAGTGATCGGCAGGCTGATGGTCGCGTTGACTCCGTACTTGCTGAACAGCGAATCGAGTTCGTGTCTCCGTTCCAAGGCATCGAGCAGGCAACGCTCCGCCTGTTCGAAGTTCTCACTCTTCAGGTGAAGCATCCCGGCAAGCCATGCGGCGTCGGCCAAAGAAGCCGAACGGTCGAGCAGGACAAGCGCCTCGCTGTCATCGCCCTCATTCAGCGCCTTTAGCCCATCGACGAAGGCCCGCTCCGCCGCGGGTGTGATCAGGCGCTGGAAAAATCCGAGCGTCAGACGATCTCTCGCGCGCACCATTGGTGCGGATGCACCGCGCTCTTGCCCGCGTCGGGCCCCTGGATCGCGCATCGTGTAGAAGAGGCCGGTGCCAGGAATGCCTGCCGTCGCGCGGTTTCCGCGGGGGCTTATCGTGTACTTGGCCCCGCGCGGCCCGAAGGATAGCGAAGCCGCCGATTTCGAGAGGTTCAGCGTGACCCCGGGCGCAAGTCGGATGCGGCGCCAAAAACGGAATGCCATAGGCTTGCCTCCCGCGCCCTCTCGCCTATCGCGCCAGATCGTCGAGGAACTCGGAGGCCGGATCGACGCCGGTGATCAGGAGCCGGTCGCGGGCGCGGGTGCAGGCGACATAAAGCAGATGGCGTTCGGTGTTGTAGACCTCCTCCAGATCAGACTCATCGGCAACGGTCTCGATCCGCTCCTGCAAGGGCAGCACCTCGTCGTCGCACGCCATCACGGCGACGGCGCGGAATTCGAGGCCCTTAGCGAGGTGCATGGTGCTGATCGCGACCTTGCCTGCTTCCGCCTCTACCTTGTCGCTCAGCTCGACACCCGACGCGCCAGCGATCTTGATCGCGGCCCGCGCGCGTTTCAGTTGCTCGCCGGTTCGAACGAACAGGCCGACCTCATGCGGCTGGCAACCCTCTTTCAGGCGATCGGCGAGCCAGTGCCCGACGGCTTCGCTCTCTTCCGTGGCCGTATCGAAGGTGCAGATCTCGGGCGCCGGCCCGTTGAACACGGAGATGGTGCCACGGCGGCTCTCGGCATTGCCGTCGACGTCGGAGATGTTCGGCGGCAGCAGCCGATCCGCCTGGGCGCGGATCTGGTGGGAGGTGCGATAGTTGATCCTCAATGTGTGGGAGCGTCCGCGCACGTCGATGCCGAGCGATTTCCACGAGAAGGGCTGCTGGAAGATGCGCTGTCCGAGATCGCCGGCGAAGAACAGCCCGTCGGGCCTGTGCGAAACCAGCGCCGCCAGGAAGCGGGCCTCGGCCACGCTGATATCCTGCGCCTCGTCGACGACCGCAAAATCGAACGGCCGTTTCTCCGTCGCGCCGTAATGCGCCGCGAGGCGGCCGAAAACGCCGGACCATGTCACCGCCTTGCGCTCGGCGAGACCGGCGCGCAACTGCTCGAAGATCGACCAGAGGGACTCCCGCTGCTTGCCGCCGATCCGCGTCTTGCGGCCAAGGCGCGAGACGTCCCGGTACCCCTCCCAGTTCTCGATCTGCCAGGCGTCGACGACCTCCGACCATTCGCCGGCGAGAAAGGCCGAGGAGAACTTCGGGCCGTCGACCTGTCCCGCCGCCTTGGTGAGCAGCGTTTGAACGAGCGACGGCGACGCGATGTTCGGCTGTCCGAAAAGGCTGGAATAGAGATCGTAGGCGACGCCCGTGATGGACTGCACGGTGATCCGCGCCAGTACGGCCGGTTCGTTTCCGGCCAGATGCTGCAGTTTCACCTTCAGCGCATTGGCGAGCGCCTTGGAGAAGGTCGTCAGCAGAATGCGCGCCTGTGGTTCGGTGCGCGCCAGATGCACTGCGCGATGAAGAGCCACCACCGTCTTGCCCGTGCCCGCGGACCCCGAAATCCTCGCCGGCCCCGAGTAGCTGCGCTCCACATATTGCAGCTGGTCGGGATGGAGGAAGACCGCCCATTTCTCCCAAGGATAGTCGAGCGCGCGCTGCAGTTCCTCGATGTTGGTCAGGACCCGGAAACGTCGCTGCGCATCGGGATGGGCGAAGGGATCGGCCTCCACGGGCGCCGTCACGGGCGGCTCCGGCTTCTCGCCGACCGCTAGCTTCAGGAGCGCCTCCTGCGCCTCCTGCGGCAGATGGGAAATGATGTCGAACAGGGTGTCCTCGGTCGCCCGGCGAACGTCCTCCACCCACTCCTCGGGTACCCCGAAACCCATCAGCTCGAACTTGCGCAGATTATCGAAGAGTTTCGGCTTCGCAGCCGGCGTGGTGGCAACCGGCTCCGCAACTTCCTTCGGCTTGAAGATCTCCACCTCTTGGACGCGCTCGCGCACTTCGACGAGCTGCATGGCGCCGGTTGTCGGATGCCGCTCGATCTTGCGCCGTTCGGCCCATTTGTAGGCGTCGTCATGGTGATCGACGTAGACGAGCAGCAGGCTCGATTGCGTCCGGTGGACGATCAGCCGAATGTCGGCGTTCACCCGCACCGACCAGAAATTCGGGTCCTTGGCGCGGTCCAGCTTGTGGAAGGAAAGGCCCGGCGCGGAGGCGTCGAGCTGCAGGTCGAAGGCGGTTGTTTTCACCGCCTTCTGTTCCTGTGCGGTCAAGCGAGAGAGGCTCTCGGTGAAGGTGTCGGCGATGCGGAACTCCACTCAGCCTCCCTCCCGATCACCTGACGCAACATTTGCTGAAATAAGCTTCCGTTCGGCAATTCGGCTTGCCAGGGCATCTTGGTCGCGGACCAACAGCGGCAAGAGAGCGTCGTGAACTTCAGGATGATCGTCGAGCAGTGCAACCGCCTCCTGAGCGTTTCTTATCTTAAGCGACTGCAATGTTTCGCGCTCTTTCTCGACCTGAAGGCGCTTCAGTTCGGTGTCGAGGCTAGCTTGCGTATCCCGCTCTCTCCGTAGATGCGCCTCGTCGAAATAGACCTTTATCCGCCCAACTGAATTGGCGATGGTTTCGAATACCTTGCCGATGCCAAGCAGATCGATGCCGCCAGGCGACGCGTACTGAATACGGTCAACTCTCAATCTTTCATAGGACGGAGTCTCGTACCGAGCACGCTCCAGCAGGCGTTGATTGATCTGGTCGAGCGCTGCCTCAAAGGGCAGCCCACCGTATCTCGCGCTTCCCCACATGTAGTAGTCATCGTCAAGCCAGTACGGCAGGCCACGAAGCCGACGCGATCCGACCGGCGCCAACTTGTAGTAAAATGATTCTGTGGACCTCAGTACCTCGACAAAATCCTGCGGCTCCCACGCACCGTCGATCTCAAGCATCAGCATTTTTGGTTCACCCCACCGAGAACACCTTCATGACCTCGTCGCCGAGGTGATTGATGACCTTCACCGCGATTCGGCCCGACGCCGGCTTCGGGAAGGGGCGCGACGTGTCGCTGTGCAGGCTTTCCCAGGCCTCCTGATCGATTTCGGCCTTCAGCGTCATCTTCAATGCCTTGTAGGGATCGTTCGCGCCGAGGAAATAGGCGTGGCGGACGAAGAAGCTTTCCTCGTTGTAGTCGGTGTCGAGCATCCAAAGCGCGATACCGTCGGTGCCTTCGGAGACGACTTCGCCAGTCTGCGGCTTGAAGACGTCGACGCCGAACACCTTCACCCGGATCATGCCGTCGCCCGCATCCTCGATCTTGATGTCGGGCTCGCCGAAGATGACGAAGAGGTTACCGGCGCTGGTCGATTTCAGGTCCCCGCCCATGTGCAGGTCGGGGTTCATGCGGGCCTTGAGCACCGGTACGCGGCCGAGCTTGTCGAACTCAGCCGAATGAGCGTCATAGTTGAAGGCGCAGGCGATCAGAACATCAAATCCGGCATCGCCCGCCTCGCGGGCCGCAGCTACCAGATCGGGGCGGCTGACGGTACCGAATTCGGGACCGATGAAGATGCCGGCGCGCTTCTGGCGATCGCCCTCCATGAAGGCGCCCTCGGCGCAGATGAAGCGGCCGGGCCAGCCGGTCAGGCTGGTGAAGGTGATCCGATCTTCCTTGTGCGCCTGCTGGACGCCGGCGGTCTTCAGGTTCTCCAGGATCATGTGCGCGAAGTCGGTCACGCTCTCGTCGCGATCCGCCGCCTTGCGCTTGCCCTCGGCGGCCTCCAGCACATCGATCAGCTCGTCGTTCCAGTCCACCGCCAGCGTCCGGTGGGGCGAGAGGCTTTCAACCGTAAAGGGCCCGGCAACGCGGACCCTGGAATTGTCCACGTAGGGCTTGTCGTAGAGATATTCGAACTCGGCCTTGGCGGCGATGGATGCATCGATCTCCTTCTGCCGCGCGATCCGCGCCTCCCAGAAGCGGGCGAGCGCGGCCTTGGCGGGTTCGGGCCAGCCCTTGGGGGCCTCGCGCGGAATCTCCCACTCCATGAAGCCGCCAGCGGGGGCGGGCTCGCCGGAGGGCAGCGTGACCTCGCCTTCCTTCCGGAAGTCGATCGTCTTGCCGGCGCGGCCGCCGGTCTCGACCTGGAAGGGCTCCGGGTGTCCTTTCAGGGCGGCGTTGAGGGCAGCCCGCGCGTCCTCGACGGCGGGCTGCATCCGCTCCCAGATCACGTCGATCTCGGCATTATTGGCGATGGACTTCAGCGTGATGTGCGGCACGCGCTCGTAGACGAAACCCATGCGGATATCGCCGCGGGTGGGTGTGGTCTTCGGGACGGTGCGCGTGACCTCGCCTTCCTTGGCCTGACCTTCGGGGCTGTCGGCCAACAGAAAATAAGGATAGCGCGCGCCCATCAGGCGCGAGCGAGCCAGCGCGATGGCGACTCGGCTGGTGTCGATGGTGATCCAGCGCCGCCCCCATTGCTCGGCCACATAGGCCGTGGTGCCAGAGCCGCAGGTCGGATCGAGCACCAGATCGCCGGGGTCCGTGGTCATCAGGATGCAGCGTTGGACAACCTTGGGGGATGTCTGGACGACATACATCTTCGGGTCCGAGTAACCCGAAATGATTGTATCGTCCCAAGTGTTTGTGAATACGACGATGGGGTAATCGTCTGCAAACCTCTTGTATCGGGCGCGTTTGCCAATCCCAACAAGGCGATTTGCCTTCGCAAGCCTCGGCATTCCAGCGCGAGAAGCCTTCCAATGCGTGTTGGGTGGCAACTCGTAGAAGCGACCATCCAACCCAAAGGGATATGTACCTGCCTCGCTGGCACCTTGAGAACTCATGTCGCCAGGAAGGAACGAAGGATCGCCGAGCGAATCGATCTTTCGAAGTTCATCAACACCAGTATACTGCGAGGCAAGCAATTCATCCGATTTAACTTGAAGTGGGCGGCGGAACTTGAGTCTGTCTTTCTTTCGTGCGAACCAAAGAATGATGTCATAGATATTGTCGAGATAGGCACCTCCAGTTCCACTCGTTTTCTTGAATGAAATCTGGCTGACGAAGTTGTCCTCCCCAAACACCTCATCCAACAGCGCACGCACGCGATGGACGTTCTCGTCGCCGATCTGCACAAAGATGCTGCCGCTCTCGTGCAACAGGTCGCGCGCCACGGTCAGCCGGTCGCGTAAGTAGGTCAGGTAGGAATGGATGCCGTCGCGCCAGGTGTCGCGGAAGGCGCGCACTTGTTCGGGCTCGCGCGTCACATGGTCCTTCGCGCCGTCCTTCACGTCGCGTGAGGTGGTGGACCACTGGAAGTTGGAATTGAACTTGATGCCGTAGGGCGGATCGAAATAGATGCACTGCACCTGCCCGCGCAGGCCCTCGCGCTCGGCCAGCGACGCCATGACCGCGAGTGAGTCCCCCGAGATCATCCGGTTCGACCAGTGCTGGTCGTGGGCGTAAAACTCCGTCTTGGCTTCCAGGTCCAGGCCGTTGAAATCCGCAAAGAGGTCGGCCACCGGCGGTGCGGACTCTTCAGCGCGCGCCCTCGACACGCGCTTCAGGTCGTCGATGACGACCTTGGGGTGCACCTTCTCCTGGATATAGAGCGGCGGAGCGGAGACGATGAGGTCAGACCAGTCCTGCTCGTCCTTGCCGCGCCAGACGAGCTGCGGATCGAGGTCGCGGTTGCGCCGCTCATAGGCGAGCTGGATCGGCGTCTTGTCGGCCTCGCGCATGACGCTCTCGAACTCGGCCGTCGGGATGTTCTTGCGGGTCGCCGAGTCGTGCTTCAGCGCCTCGACCTCGATCGGTTTCTTCGCCATTACGCGGCCTCCTCTGCTTGCGCGTCGGGCAGATCGAAGCCCTCGTCATCCTGGGGGATATCCTCGCCTTCCTCGGGCGCCACGCCGGCCTTGATGACCGGGTGGCCGGTCGCCTTGGCGATCATGGCGAGGAGCCGCGCCTCGCGATCCGCCATGAACCCTTCGAAATCGTCGGCACGCAGAAGCGCCGGGTCCATCGCGTGACTTGCGAGGTATTCGTCCAGCGCGGCGGGCGCGATGGGCGGCGTATCCTTGCCGCCCATCTCCAGCCGGGAGAGATACTCCGAAGGCGCGACCCCGCCGAGGATGCGGTTGGTCTTGTAGCTGAGCGGGGTCTTGTTGACGACGGTGTCAAAGACCTTCGGCTCGATCTTCTGCTTCTTGCACCAGTCCTGCGGGAAAATGTGGTGGATATCGACATACTCGTCGAAGAACACCGTCTGGCCGTAGGGCTGGCCCGAACGGAAATCGATCGCCCCCTCGGCCATCAGCAGGGCGTGGATGCCCTTGTAGGCGGCGGAGAGGCGGGTGCGCAGCGTGCGCAGCCGTTCGGGGCGGAAACGCCCTTCGGTGATGGTGCTGGGCTCGGGCCCGCCATCGAGCCAGGCGGGGACTTCGAGCACGTCCTTGGCGAAGCGGGATTCGATGGCGGAGCCGTATAGCTCGCCGAAGATGCCGCACCAGAACCAGCGCGCCAGCCGGTCGCGAACCGCGGCATGGTCGAATTTCGGGCCGATGATCGCGAGGATCGCGGCGAACGGGACGAGCTGGCCCTGATAGGGCAAGTCGATGACGCGGTAGATGTGGTTCTGGCGGAGGAAGCGGGCAGCCGTCTTGAACCCTTCCTCGACCGCACCACGGTGCTTCAGATAGGCCTCCAGCGGCAGGTCCAGCAGCGACTGGCGCGTCGCCCGGACGGCGGAGAGCTCGGACTCCTTGCGGCCCGCGGCGATTTCGGCCGCGCGCTTCTCGACGCCGTGCAGGAGCGCAATCGCCTGCAGGACATCCGTCGCGGCGACCTTCTCCAGAACACCGAACTTCTGCTCGGCCGCGCGGCCGTAGAGCTGCAGGCGCGTCTGCAGCCCGGCCTGGCCATCGGCGCCGAGCCAGTCGTCGCGGAGGCGATGCCCGCGGGCGGCGTACATAGCGGTGACGAGCTCAAAGGCATCGAGCGGCTTGCCGCCGGTGTTCACCTTTTCGAAGACGAGGCAGACCGCTTCGTGCGAGGTGTCGGGGCCCAGTGCGATGACCGGCAGCTGGTAAGCCTTGAAGTTCTGGAGGACTTCATCCTTGAACGGCTTGAAGAGCCTGCGCGTCTCGGGATCCTTCTCCAGCCAGTATTCGTTGAACCCGTCCTGCCATTCGTCCCAGTCGAAAACCTGGTTCAGCGGGAACATGAGATTCTGGTATTCGAGCTCGGGCGTGGAGAGATCGAGTTCGATCTTCCGGTCGAAATCCGATTTGACCCGCCGATCCTCCGGCACCGAGACGATGGCGTTCTCGCGATCCTCGGACGGGTTCATGGCCTTGCGGATATCAATATAGAACCAGCGCTTCACGAGCTTGAGCCGCGGCGTGACCGTCTGCACCACCTCGCGGCGCAGGCAGGTCTGGTACAGCGACGTCATGCGCTGCTGGCCATCGAGGAGGAGCTGGTCCGGCGCGCCAGCGGCTGCGATCGGATCGGCGCCCTGGATCGGGCGCCGCGCGAAGGTATCGGCGGCTCCCGGCTTCACTTCCAGCGTCATCAAGGCGCCGACCGGAAAAGCTTGCGAGATCGACGCGATCAGACCCTTGATCCGCTCCTCATCCCAAACCCAGCTGCGCTGAAAGTCGGGAAGCTGGATCTTCCCGCTTCCGCAATGCCGGAGCAGTTCTTCAAGGCTGACCGGATTGGTCTTGAATGCTGCCTGCTTCCCCAAGGTCACACCTCGTGATCGACGACGGCTGCGGCAGCGTGTTCACACTGCGCAGCGATCAGTTTGTTGAACTCCGCCTCGATCTCGTAGACGGCCGTGAACTCGGCGAAGGCCCAGCGGCCGTAACGTTCGAGGTTGTTGACGCCCGGCACCCAATAGGCGCGCATGGTGTTCGCCTTCTCCTTGGCGTCCTCGCCGCGGAAGCCCTTGATCTCGACGATGAGGTTCAGCGGTTCTGGATGGCCATCGTCCACCTGGACGATGAAATCCGGGATGTATTTTCGGGGCGTCGAGCCCATCAGGTAGGGCACGTCGAGGCCAAGATTCTGGTTCTTGACGTAGGCGCGAACCTTGGGGTGCGCCTCTGCCACGCGGCAGAACTCCGCCTCCCAATCGCTGTCGCAGACGACCCAGTTCACGTGGCACTTGCGCGGGTCGGTCTGCCAGCGCGTTTCCTTCGACGTCGTGAAGTTGACGAAGGCCGTCGAGCCGGTGGGGTTGTAGGCGTCGAGGATCGCTTTGACCGGCCGGTCGCCGGCGAGCGTTTCGGTGATGGCGGCCTTGATCCGCTCCGCCGCCATGTCGGCGATCTCCTTGTAGATCAGCTGCGCGGGATAGGTGCCGCCCGAGCACTTGAGATAGCCACCTTCCAGCCATTGGCGCGTGATGCGCTTGAGCTGCCCGAACAAATGGAGCTTCGGCTCCTCTCCCGGATCGCGGTACTTGTTGTAGAGAAGGTGTCGCGCGAGGTGGAACAGGACGGTCGAGGACCGCATGTCCTCCAGATGCGCGACAGTCAGATCGACACCCTCGCCGATGATGCCCTGGTTCTTGGTCACAGATGGACCGACAAGTTCCGGCGTCAGATGGAGGACGTGATCCCGCCCGAAGGCCGCCTCCAGCCGCTCGTCGGGCAGTTCGACGCGATAGCCCTCGACGCGCGGAAAGACGATCTCCAGCGCATCGCGGTCCGGTTTGACGGCATGGACCCGCACCGTCTCGCGCGGTTTGGCGGGTGGGGAGACGACCGGTTTGGCAGCAAAGTCGAACGGAATGCCGAGCACGTCGGCATACTCCACGTTGAACAGCCCTTCCTCGTTGAGGTCATAGGACTGACGACGCAGGCCGCGGCCGACCACCTGCTCGCACAGCAGCTGCGTGCCGAAGGCGCGAACGCCGAGGATATGGGTGACGGTGTTGGCGTCCCATCCCTCCGTCAGCATCGAGACCGAGACGACACAGCGCACCTGTTCGCCAAGCCGACCCTTCTTGCCAACGGTGTTCATGACCTCGCGCAAGAGCGTGGCGTCATCGATGCTGTCGGCGGCGTGGACGTCGCCGGTACGCTCGATCATCTCCCGGCGGAAGCGCTCGATCTCGTCGCCCGCCATCTCGCGGAAGTCCTTGTCGAGGGCTTCGCCGGATTCGAGCTGGGCCGAGTCGATCAGGATCGTGTTCGGACGAGCGATGCGGTTTCCGTAGTCGTCGTAATTGCGGAACAGCGCCAGGCGGCCGTTCTCCAGCGTCGTGGAGCCGTCGTCGTTCTCGCGATGGAAGCCGGAGACGTACTTGTAGATCAGCTCCGAGGTCGAGGTGTTGTTGCACACCACAATGAAGACCGGCGGCACGCCGATGCCCTCGTTCTCCCAGAGCTCGAACGTTTTCTGATAGTGGCCATAGAGCGCTTCGAGCGCGGTCAGCAGCTCCGCCGGCAGGCTCAGCGGATCGAGCGACTTGCCTGCGCTGCGGCCCTTCTTCGGCAGCTTCTTGCCGATGTGCTCCCATAGATTGCGGAACTTCGGCGTGTCGCCGCCTGGAATATTGTCGGCGACCGGAACGCGCGGCAGCTTCACGATCCCGCATTCGATCGCGTCCATGAGGGAGAAGTCGCTCATGGTCCACGGGAACAGGGTGCCTTCCGCATAACCCGAGCCGCGCAAAAAGAAGGGCGTGGCCGAGAGGTCGTAGACGAGCGATATCCCAAGCTTACGCTTGACCGCCTCGAGCCCCGAGATCCACATCCGGGCGGCCTCGTTGTTTGCCTTGGCCTCGTCCTTATCCTCGCCCTTGAGGTCAGCTTCAGTTTCGCCTTCGGCGTCCTTCACCCGCTCGCGATAGCAATGATGCGCCTCGTCATTCAGAACGACGATGTTCTTTAGCCCCATGAGTTCGGGCATGACTCGCTGAAGCATCTGGCCTTCGGTCTCCAGCGTCTGCAGCGTCTCGCCGCGCCAGCCTTCCAGGGCGGTGCGGGTGCCTTTGGAGACGGAAATGCGCTCGCGCAATTTGAAGGCGTGATAGTTGGTGATGACGATCTTGGCCCGGTCGATATCGGCGAGCATGTCGGGCGGCACGATCTCGCGGTGCCGGTAGTAGCTCTCCGGATCGTTGGGCATGAGGACGCGCAGGCGATCCTTGATGGTGATGCCCGGCGCCACGATCAGAAAGCCGCGCGAGAACTGCTTGCTGTTCGGATGGCGGACCGCATTGACCGTCTGCCAGGCGATCAGCATCGCCATCACGGTCGTCTTGCCGGCGCCGGTCGCGAGCTTCAGCGCCAAGCGCATGAGCTCCGGATTGGCCTGCGCGTTGCCGCCCTCGATATGGGACCAGAATTTCTTCGTCCGTGTACCGAGCTTCGGCGCGACCTCCGTCAGCCAGATCGCGGTTTCGACCGCTTCGATCTGGCAGAAGAACGGGCGGATACCCTCGAACGTGTGGTGGCGCCAATGGGTCAGAAGGCGTGCGGTTTCCGGCGTGACCAGCCATTGGTCGGGATTGGGCAGCTTGCGCCATTCCTCGACGTAGGTGCGAACCTCGTTGATGATCGGAGTGGGGTTGTACTCCTGCTCCTCCGACGACAGGCCGGCTTCGTCGCCAAAAACCATCTGAGCCTGATTGCCGCGTCCCTGGCGGCGCTTCTTCGGCTTCGGCACCGGGGTGATGAGGTCGGATCGGCGTCGCGTCTCGATGATTCGATTGGTCGGCTGCCCGTCCTCGTCCAGCTCCCAATGTCGGCGCGGATACTCGTAAGGCGAGTTCAGGATCGGCCGTTCGAAAAACGTCTCGCTCATACCCGAACCTCTCCATTGTCCTGCCGCGCCAAGCTCGGGCCAGCTGCATCCCGATTGAGCAATACGATCTGTTGATCTTGAGGACGGCGCGCGGCCGGATCGGTATCGAGGCCAAGCCTGCGGAGCGCGTAGTAGAGCAGCGCCTTTCGAACCCGGATTTTCGCTCTTCCTCCACGCATCCCGTAATCCAGGGCGATCACCTTCTTCTGGGTATCTGAGAGATCGGGATGGGGTCCGATCTCAAGCACCACTTCGTCATTCCAATCTTGATCCGCCTCTGATCCCATCTCGCTTGGCTTGGTGCCGCGGGTCTCGATGATCCGCGAAAGCAGGAAGTCCTTGAAGCTTCGGTCGCTGAGACAGAACGCCCGGGTATGCCAGCGGAACCCGTCGAAGCCGATTGCGTGTGGCGCAATCCAACGCCAGCGCGGTTCCGGCCGCGACAGCGACTGATACTTGACCTCGATCGCTTCGGACCGGCGGATCGCAGCGACCACTGCGCGCAGCGTCTTGGCATTGACGCCCCGCACGGGCGTCGGCGCAGCATCGTAGGGGGGAAACTGTCCGATCCACGCATCGGCGCGATCCAGAATTCCGTCGGCGACAGATCTAAGCTGCGCGAGATAGCGGCTCGCGTCGGGCTTCAGGAACTGTGGAGCGAACTCTGCACCGCGGACATAGGCGCGAGCGCTCTTGTCGTAGTGGATGTTCTGCGGCGCCATTCCGATATAGCGGTTCAGATCGGTGGACGCCTGGTTCACCGACACCCCGAACGCCTCCATCAGATCGCCCCGGTTCACATGCCCCTCCCAAAACAGCCGGAACTCGATGAATTCGAGTCGTTGCTCGACCCCCCATCGCAGATCGGCCTTCGCTGTCGCCACCCTGGACTCCCAATGACATGATCCGTCCGTTAACTAGGCATGCCTAGTTACTGGGCTCTTCGATCACGCTAGTGGAGAGATGATCGCCGGGCAATAGAAACTTGACGGGCGCGCGGTTTCGCGGCCGGCAATCGGCGTCAGAGGCCCAGCGCAGCTCGCTGTGCCGCCCACTCTAGCGGCATGGGCTTCAACAGAGCGTCCATCTGCAAGGCGGCGGGCTGCCTTCCGTCGAGAATCGCCTCGACGATGTCCGGGGCCAGCAGGGTCAGGCGCAGGACCCGGCACAGGTAGGACTGGTTGATCTTTTCGGCCTCGGCCAGTTCGGTCACCGAGGCGAATCGGCCGCTCTCCATGAGGCGCTTCCAGCGGTGGGCCCGGGCGATCGCCTTGACCATGGTGTTGTCGACGCGCGGGCGGGGCTGGCCCCAACAGGCCCCCTCGGGCATCACCACCTGCTTGCGCCCGCCACGCTTCCGGAGGGTCAGAGGCACACGGACCGTCAGCGTGCGCCCGTGATCGGTGGTGGCGTCACCGGCTCTCATGCTGCCCTCCGCGGATCGTCGGCCATGCCGCCAAGCTCATGAACCAGACGGGCCAGCCCATCGATACGGAGGCGGATGTCCACGCCTCCCTGTCCGACATCGACGCGCTCGACAAGGAGCTGGACGATACGCGCCTGCTCCGCCGGGAACAGCTCGTCCCAAAGCGGGTCCAGCCCTTCCAGGGCTTCCCTGACCTCAGCCTCGGACAGGCCATCGATCTCGGGTCGTGCCGATCGCCATGTGCCAACGATCACCTCCGGGGCCCGGAGGAGGCCGCGCAGCTGGTCGACCACCGCGCCCTCGATCTCGGCGGCGGGCACGCGCCCCACTGGACAGGCATCGGCGCCGCGTTTCAGAACGGACTGACTGACGTAGTAGCGGTAGAGCTTGTCGCCGCGCCGCGTGTGCGTCGGCGTCATGGCGCAGCCGGTCGGCCCGAAGATGAGGCCCTTGAGCAATGCGGGTGTCGCGGCCCGTGTCCGGCCCGCGCGCACCCTCGGGCTCTCGCGCAGGATTCCGTGCACCTTGTCCCACAAGGCGCGCGTGATGATGGCTTCGTGCTCGCCGGGATAGGCCGTCCCCTTGTGCACGGCGTCGCCGATATAAACCCGGTTGTTGATCAGCTTGTAGAGAAACCCCTTGTCGACGAGCCGACCGCGCCGCGTCCGCACACCCTCGGCGGCGAGCGTCCGGGCCAACGCCGTCGCCGAACCCACCTTGACGAAGCGCTCGAAGATCATCCGAACCGTCGCAGCCTCAGCCTCATTGATCACCAGCTTGCGGTCCCTGACCTCGTAGCCGAGCGGCACGAAGCCGCCCATCCACATGCCGCGTTTGCGCGAGGCGGCGATCTTGTCGCGGATGCGCTCGCCGATCACCTCGCGCTCGAACTGGGCGAAGCTGAGCAGGATGTTGAGCGTCAGCCGCCCCATGGACGTCGTCGTGTTGAACGACTGGGTCACGCTGACGAAGGTGACCCCGCCGCGATCGAACACCTCGACGAGCTTCGCGAAATCCATCAGCGAGCGGCTGAGCCGGTCGATCTTGTAGACGACGACCACGTCGATCCGGCCGTCCTCGATGTCGGCGAGCAGGCGCTTCAGCGCAGGCCGGTCCAGCGTCCCGCCCGAGAAGCCGCCGTCATCATAGGACTCAGGATAGAGCACCCAGCCTTCGGGCTTCTGGCTGGCGATATACGCTTCGCAGGCCTCGCGCTGGGCATCGAGGCTGTTGAACTCCATCTCCAGCCCTTCTTCCGTCGACTTGCGCGTATAGACCGCGCAGCGCAGCTTTCGGATGGATTTGGCGGATGCGGGCGATTTCGTCATGCTTGGCCTCGCCGGTTCTTGAGGCCGAAGAAGACCCAGCCGTTCCACCGCGTCCCGGTGATGGCGCGCGCGATGGCAGAGAGCGATCGGTACGGACGCCCCTGCCATTCATAGCCGTCGTTCAGCACGGTGACGGTGTGCTCGACGCCCTGCCATTCGCGGATCAGCCGCGTGCCGACGATCGGCTTGTCGTCGGCGCGGATCCGGCGCAGCACGATGTTGCCACCGTCGAGTTGCTCGCCCAGAGCTTCGAGGCGCTCGACGGTCGCGGGCTTCAAACCGCCATAGGCCAATTCCTGGATCCGATAGGCGAGCCGGCTTTCGAGGAAACGCCGATTGTAAGGTGGCGCCTCGGTGTCGAAGAGTTCGCGCCACTGCTTCTTGAGGTCGGGCGTCGGCGTGGTCTTCAGTGCGGCTAGCCGGGACAGGATGTTTTCTGTCATGGTCATGCGTCTCCGTTGCAAATTGGAGTTCCATGACCGCTCCGGTCGGGCGGGAAGTGAAGGCAACTTTCTCCGCGGTCGCCAAATACTTGCCTTGACTGGCGTGCCTTGAGCCGAACCAGCCCGCGCGCAAGAATCCTGCAGACCTCCCCGATTCGCTCGTCCGGCGTCAGATGCCCGGGGTGGATCGGATTCGGCATGTCCATCGCAGCGAGCACCTCAGGGATTGGATTCCCTTGGCCTCTACTCAGGGTGGGGACGAACCGTCCCAAGATGATGGCTTTTGAATCGACTCCGCCGGGCCTTTGCGATAAGAACGTAAGATGAACAAATGCGAGGCAATTATGGGCGGCTGAGATGGCTAAGAACCTGAAGAAATTCGTCAATCCCAAGTTCACGCGGACCGTTGATCTTGGCTTGCTGAGTCGCCTGTTCGAGCGCCACCGCGAGGCGCTGAATGGGCTGGACCTTGGGGTCTTCAGGGATGAGGCGGCGCAGGATGAGGCACGCAGCGCCGTCCAGGATTTCTTCGCGGGACCGGAAGAAAACTATCCAGAGGGACTCGTCGCCGACCTGCACCGGATCGCCGAGATCGGCAACGCGGCAGGCCTCGACATCATCCTTCAGCAGGCCGCGCGGCTCGGGGTACGCGTGACACCCGAAGCGAAGGGTGACGAGCCGGAGGTTCACCAGGATCCCAAGCACGTCGCCCTGCGCGTCTTCCTCGATCATCCCGACGTTTTTGACGCCGCGTCGGACATGATGGCGCTCATGGCGCGCACGTCGCTCGCCGAGTTCGTGGGCCGCGACGAAGGCGTCGAGGCGATCATGGACGATCGCGCAAAGGCCGAATTCGAAACCGCCGCCGCCGCGATGTTCGAACAGGATCTCCGCAGCAATTATTGCCGCGCCGGCTGGTATGACGATGCCGACGAACTCGTCCTGGTGATCGAGCATGGCTCTCCGATCACCACGACCGACGTCCTGCAAAAGGACCAGAAGCGCGTGATCAGCTTCCGCGCCGCCGAACACGCGGTGCTGTCCTACAGTTCCACGTCGGGCCTGTTGAAGATCGGCGGCGTGGCAAAGGTGCGCCGCGCCGATCTCGCGGAACTCTTCGCCGACAAGATCCTGGGCAAGCCCGAATTCTTCGCCGGCGATGACGCCCAGAACCTCTACACGCTCGACCCGGTGCAGCGCGCAGGCTTCGGCTTCGCTTTCAACCATGACTTCGATCCGGGCATCCAGCGGGTCCAGATCACCGAGGTCCAGGTCGACCGCGTCGGTGCCGATCCGAAGACCGGCGAGACACGAACCTTCTACTCCTATGTTGCGCGCGACGGACGCGACAATTCACTGGCGAGGTTGGGCGAGATGATGCGGGGCGCTCGTCTCGGGTCGGATTGGCGCCTCAACCACATCGTCATCCGCGTCCATTTCGCGACCGGCGGCAAGTCGGCGAAGAAGGTGACCGTCAAACTGAAGCCGCCGGCACACGCCATGTTCAAGCGCCAGCAGTTCGAGGGCCGGATCATGACGCTCCTTCGCCGCAACGGACTGCTCAATGACCGAGACGCTGCCCAGGCTGCTGTTGCGGCTGAGTGAGGCGGGCGATCCCGCAATCCTTTGGGGCCGAGAGGCTGCGCCTCATGCCGGGCGCGATTTCGAGCGGCTGCTCGATCGTGGCGTCCTGGTCGAGCAGGCGCCAGCGACGGAATGGGATGTGTGCCCCGCGTGCGATTGCGGTCTCGACGCGCGGCCCATCCATCAGGTCAACGGGCGACACATCGCGGTTTGTCCGACGGACCGGCGCAACGACGTCGTTCTCGGCGCTGACGATCTGCGGAGCTTTCGGATTCATCCCTCCGCGCTGGTCCGCGAAATCGCCATGGCGTCCGGGTTCGGAGGCGAGCCGACGCCGGTCGCGGCGGGTGTCTGGCATCTGGGGGAAACATCGAACCAACGGGCGCTGATCCTCGCACTGTCGCAGGATGCAGTGCTTCAACCAGGAATGATCGGCCTGATGCGTTCGGTCGCCCGGTCATCGCCCATCACGGTGATCGCGCCGGCGATGGCGGCAGATGACTGGGCGCGCTTGGTCGACGCAGGGCTTCATGTTGTCGCTGGATCGCACTGCATTGCTTGCGATGGGACTGCACCTGGATTGTCGATCGATCAGTCCAAACTGGAATCGCAACCGAGCTTGGCGCCCCGATTGGTGATTCAACGCGCCGCCAAGACGGTATCGCTCGACGGAACGCCCAAAACCCTTTCCGATCAGGAATTCCAGCTTCTGGTCCTTCTGGCGGAACATGCGTTGAAGTCGCCCGCCATCGTCGAGAATCGTGCGATCGAGGCGCACATCTGGGGAGCGAGCATCCATAGGATTTCGTCGCAGGTGCGCGAGCCCGTGCGCGCGCTTCGCGATGCACTGGCCCGCGGAAGCGCGGATGTCACGTCCGTACGCGGATTAATCGAGAATCGGCGAAATCCGAATGGGTACCGGCTGGCTCTGCCTCCGGAGGAAATCGAATTGCTTTCCTAGCTCGCTAAGCGGGAAGCCGACTTTGGAGGCAAAAGCCATGGCCGGATATGGCAGCGAGGAAGATGGCGGGTACAATGAGTCAAGCATGGCGTACAAGAAGGCCCCGTCCATCGAGCACTACGTGAAGCTTCGCCGTGCTGACCCGTCCGCCGAAATTGAGGTCGCCGTAATCGGTGGTATGGACCAGCTCTTCTTCATGGAGGAAGAGCTGCGGAAGTACGGGTTCGATCCCGAAATGATCGCTTCCGTCCTCGATGCCGATCCCGAGGCAATCAGCGAGGTCTCTCTCCAGATCATGGAGAAGCTGATCGAGGCCAAGAACCTCGCTATGACAGGGCAAACCCATCTCACGCGACGTGGGCTCGCCATTCCCGACAAGCTGGTGAACTGGCTCATTGCCTGCATGTTGGACGCCTTGAGCTGGAACGACGACCTCTATATCCCGAGGGATCTTATCGTTCTCATTCGCGAGCGACTGGGCGGCTCCAACCCCGAGTATGAGCAAGCATCGGATGCCCATCAGAAGCGATGGGCGGCGATCACCATCGGTGGTCAGCTAAAGGCGCAGGGGATCAAGCCTAGCTTCAGGATGCTCGCCAAGTTCTTGAAGGTTTCTCCCACCACCGTCATGCGCTGGTTCCCAGATGGTGATTTCGAGGAGGAGATCGCGCGGGTATCGACCTGGTTCGACGAGAACGGTCAGATGCGGGATCTCAAAGACATCACCCGACGACCGTTGCAAACGAAATAAGCTGCGCAACACCTAACCGGTCAGTCAAACCTGCGGCGCCGATGGATATCGGCCAATCGCAGGAAGTCTCCGGTGATCGCGGGCCAAGCATACCCACAGTTCGCCCACATCATCACCACGTCGTGCCCACCTATTCTGGCCGACGCATCGGCAACCTGCGGACATCACGAACGATGACCGAGGCGTTGACCGATGCATTCTTCCATTTCCCGAGACGACCTTCAGATCCTGCTTCATGAGGCGGACATTGCGGCGCGCCGTCTGGTCCGCCAGCTGCGGCTTCCCCGCACCGATCTCGACGATGTCCGCCAGGACCTGCTCGTCGATCTGATCGCCCGGCTTCCCGCCTATGACGCAGATCGCGGCACGCTCGGCGCATTCGCCGGCGCCATCCTCACCAACAGGGCGACGCGTATCGCCAACAAGGTGAAGGGGGAGCGCCGGATGTATGGCGCGACGCCGATCTCGCTCGACGAGACCATTCCCGAGAGCGACGGGCTGACCCGCGGCGACCTCATCGCCGAAGCCGACGGGCTGTCAGCGCTCTTCGGCCAGACCGTCGACGCATTCGCAGCCGCTGAGGAGCGTCTCGATGTCGAGCGCGGTCTTGGCTCGCTCGAACCCGCCGACGGCGCTCTCTGCGCGGCCCTTTCCCGCACCACCGTCGAGCGCCTCGCCGCGAGCGGGCACGGCGCCCGCAGCAGCCTCTACCGCCGCGTCAAGGACATCCGCCTTGCCCTGACGGCGATCGGCGTCCGGGCCGCGTGAGACGGTTCGGCGAGCGCGTGAGTAGGAGCCCATCATGAACGTCATTGCATCCAGATTCCCCATTGTCCGAAACCAGCTCACCGAGATCGAGCTCTGTGGTTGGGTCGGCCAGGCAGTACCCGGCGACATTCTCGAATATCACCGCGGTTTCCTCGCGCTCGACACCATGCCGCAGGGCACGCGCCTTGCCGAGCGGGAGCGGGCGGAACTCGCCCGCGTCGCGCGCCGCGCCTGGTGGGCGGCCGAGCGCGGACTGATCCATCTCGTGCAGCGTCGCCACCGGTCGGACGATTACAGCTATCTCGCCATCGCCCGCCCGAAGCCGAAGCAGGCCTCGGTCTCGCTGTCCTCGCTTCTGCTGGCGGAGGTGGCGTGATGGCATCTGATCGCAACAACCGCCCCAGCCTCGACGACATCCGCACCATGCCGGTCGGCGAGATCGCAAAGCTTCCGGCGGAGCATCTGGCGCTGCTCCAGGAAGATGCCGACTCCGCCCTGGATGCCGCCAAGCGGCTCAAGGAGTGGCTCGAAGGTGCGATCGCGCGTCGCTACGCCGACGCGGCAGCGACGGTGCGCCGGGCCGAGGGCAAGGACACCGGCCTCGTTCGTTTTGAGGACGGCGCCGTCGTCGTCGCGGCCGATCTCCCGAAGAAGGTCGACTGGGACCAATCGCTGCTCGCCGCACTCGTCGAGCGCATCCGTGCGAGCGGGGAGAACCCGGCCGATTACGTCGACATCGGCTTCAAGGTCCCCGAGCGCAAGTACACCGCCTGGCCCACCGCCGTCCGCGAGGCCTTCGCCGCCGCCCGCACGGTGCGGACCGCCAAGCCGACCTTCCGTCTCACCATCAAGTCCGAGGATGCCCGATGACCAGCTCTGCTGCACTGACCGAGATCCGCAAGCGCCACTACGCGCTCGAAGCGCTACCCGACACCATCGTCATCCCGGTGCTCGGCGAGATCCGCCGCGAGCAGGTGGTCAAGCCGATCGAGGACGCCACGCTCGACGATATCGCCTTCGCCTTGCTGGGTGTCGAAGCCGAGTTCAGCGCGGTCGGCGACCGCCTGCACGCTCTGCGCAAACTCTATGGTCTTGCCCGGCAGGCCGGCGCGCGCGGAAGCGAGTGCGCTCTTGATATGGCGTCACGCGACGCTGGAGGCCGCTGATGGCGCTGCGCATCGTCAGCGCCGACGAACGGCTGTCCGCGGCCGGCGCCAAGACCACCATGGCGATCTTCGGTCCGAGCGGCGTCGGCAAGACGTCCTTGCTGAAATCGTTGTCGCCTGCCGAGACCCTCTGCATCGACCTCGAGGCCGGCATGAAGTCGGTCCAGGACTGGCCCGGCGACAGCATTCCGGTGCGCACCTTCGCCGACGCCCTCGACATCGGCTGTCTCGTCGGCGGGGTCAATCCGTCCGCCGACCCGAGCGGCTTCTTCTCCGAGGCGCATTACCAGCATCTCAGGGAAAGCTATCCCGATCTCGTCCAAATGATCGCGGGCAAGCGCATCATCTTCGTCGACAGCATTACCGATCTCACGCGCCAGGCCATGGCCTGGGCGAAGACCCGGCCCGAGGCCTTCTCCGACAAGACCGGCAAACCGGACACCCGCGGCGCCTACGGGCTGCTCGCCCGCGAGGTCATCGGCCTGCTCAAGCACCTGCAGCACGCGCAGGCGAAGACCGTGATCTTCGTCGGCATCCTCGAACGCGTCACCGACGAGTTCAACCGCACGACCTGGCAGCCGCAGATGGAAGGCGGCAAGGCCGGCCGCGAGCTGCCCGGCATCGTCGATCAGGTCATCACCATGAGCCTGTTCGCGCGCGACGGGGACGGCTGGCGGCATGAGCCCGAGCGCGGCGAAGACCGCCGCCTCGTCTGCCGCGCCGGCAATCCGTTCGGCCTGCCGGCGAAGGATCGCAGCGGTCGTCTCGATGTCACCGAGCCGCCCGATCTCGGCGCGCTGCTCTCCAAGATCAATTCAACCCGGAAAGGATGACGAGCCATGAGCTTCGACATGAACGACGCCGAGCCGCAGAAGAGCGGCGAACTGATCCCCGACGGCACCTTCGCCAAGGTCACCATGACCATCCGGCCGGGTGGGACCGACGGCCAGAGCGAGATCGACCGGGGGCTGCTCAAGGCCTCGAACGCGCCCGGTAGCGACGTGCTGATGGTGGATGCCGAGTTCACCGTCGCCGAGGGGCCGCACGTCCGGCGCAAGTTCTGGCAGATGTTCACCGTCTCCGGCGGCAAGGTCGACGAGCAGGGTGTCTCTATCGGCTGGAAAATC